AATACTTTTAGTGCTGTTACAATAAGCGCTTCCACTTCTGTTACTTCTCCTTTAGTTATTGGTGGAACTTCTACAACTCAAGCTTTAACTTTTAAACCCACAACTGGTGTTGCTGGTGCAGGTGCTGATATTATTTTTAAAGGTGGTACTGATGGTGGTACTGAATTTATGAGGATTTCTGGGCAAACTGGATATGTTGGGATTGGCACAGCAACCCCTTCAAGCAAATTAGAAGTTAAAGATGGCATTTTTCAATTATCTGATTCTGATTTAGCTCACGGTATGACAGCTATAACACCAACAAACGTGTATGGTTATATGGGTCCAATTTCCAGTACATTAGGTGGATTGAATGTTGTTGGAATAAGTAGCGGTGATACAAAGGCATTAAATATCTATGCTATTATTGGATCAAGTAATCCAACTGATACAACACCAGCAGCCACTATTATTGGTGGCAAAGCTAATGGTACAGCTTGGCAAGCACTTTCTCCTTCTGAAACATTGTTGCAAATTAAAAATTTTACAACAAATTTAGTAACAGTTTTAGGTGGTGGAAACGTAGGCATAGGAACAGTTACTCCTGGTTATAAATTAGATGTACAATCATCTACCGTTTCAGTACAAGCAAACATTGGTAGTGCTGTACAATCTTCATACACAGAATTAATATTTACCGCATCAGGTGGAACCTCTGAAATTTTTAAGAATGGTTCAGGCAATGTTGGTTATGGTGGCGTTAGTTCATTAAATTTTTATCATAGCGCAGCTAAACCATTCGCTTTTTTTCATACATCTACCGAGTTAATGAGAATACACACAAATGGTTATGTAGGAATTGGGACAGCAACGCCTGCAGATAGATTAGTAGTAAAAGGTTCTGGTACAGGTAGTGTCCTTATTGACAGTTGGTCTTCAAATACAGCTTATGGAGTAATTAGTCTTAATGGTTTAAATGGTTTAGGTTCAAATTTTTATAGTGCACCGGGAAAATCATTGTATATTAATAGACAAACTGGGTTAAATATACATTTTAGAGAGAACAACGTTGATCAAATGATATTATCAACAGGTGGAAATGTCGGAATAGGAATTTCACCTACTAATCCGCTTCACATAAGTAAAGATGAAGTTAGTTATTTGCTTGATGGAATTAAGATAGACAGGAAAACAACTACAGCATTTAGTCTTATTAATACATCCCAAGGTGTTTCAAATTTCATTGCAGGTGATTCAGGAACATATGGATATACTTATTTCCAAAGAACTAATGGAACTACTACTGCTCCAAGTATGGTTATATTACCTTCTGGCAACGTTGGAGTTGGAATTCCTAATCCAGTAACCTTACTTGAAATAACCGGTAGTTCAACAAATAGTTCATTGAAAGTAGGAAGTATAGAACTCCAAGGATATGCAGTAAGTGATGTAATGATAAGTGACAATATTTATTACAATGGTGGTTGGAAATATAGAGCTAATGGTTATGGCAATGTTATTGAAATGGCTAATGGTAATTTTTATTTTTATACTGCTCCAAGTGGTGCTACCGGTGCAGCAACATTAAGCACAAGAATGTTCATTAGTCTTGCTGGTAACGTCGGCATAGGAACAACAACGCCACTTCTCAAAACTCATATTAAAGGAACAGCATCTTATCCCTCATCATCTGGACAAATTGCAAATGGATTATTTGTTTTAGATGGATCTCAGGATGAAGTAATGACAATGGGGGTAGGTAATGCTTCCCCATACGGAAGTTGGATTCAAGCACAAAATTTAACTAATTCTAACACAACCAGACCATTAAGTTTGAACCCTAACGGTGGTAACGTCGGCATAGGAACAACTTCCCCTTCTCAAAAATTAGAAATAAGTGGTAGTGCAATAGCCAATACTTTTAGTGCTGTTACAATGTCAGCAAGTACATCATTGATAACACCACAAATTTATGGCAGTAATGCAGCTAATGGTGTTATAACAATTGATGGTACAAGTAATGCAACAAAAACTACTAGCTATGTTAATCTACAACCAACTGGTGGTAATGTAGGTATTGGAATAACAACCCCAACAAGTATTCTACACATCAAAGGCACAGATGTTAATCAATTTCAAATATCAAGTAATACAGGTGGCGCTAATGTTGCAACATTTTTAAATTTAGAAAGTGCAACCAATACAGGTTCTGCATATTGGGACATTAACAGAAAGACTGTTGATGGTATTTTTGGTTCTACAGTCGCAACGCATTCTAGAATCACCATGCAATCATCGACTGGATCTGGCTATATATCTTTCAGAACTTCCAATACTGATAATACACTTGCACCAGAAGTAATGAGAATTGCCGGTACTGGAAGTGTAGGCATAGGAACAACCACCCCCTCTCAATTATTACAAGTAGGAAGTTCAGCATCAACAGCAAATCAATACATTAGAATAGATGCAGCAAATGGGTATCAATCAGCTTTAGAATTTACAAATGCAGCAACACAAAAATGGGTTATATATAGACCTGCAAGTTCTAACGATTTGAATATTTATAACCCTACCGTAGGAACTGTAATGGCATTTTCTCAAACAACTGGAAGTATTGGAATAGGCACAACATCATTTGTTACCAACGCAAAACTTTCAATAAAAAATGGACATATTCAAAGTCAACAGGATTAAAAAAATTTAAAAATTATGGGATATGAAAATTTAAAACTATTTAATAAATAAAATGGCTTTACCAACAATTGGACATACAAGAGGAATATCTTCTTCTTCAATTAATAAAGCAACAGATGTTGCTGGAAATGTAACTTTTGCATTAAGTTCTTCTATAGCAAGTACTGTAACTATTTCATTTGGTTATACATATGGTATTGCTCCAATTGTTATAATTTCTCCAATAAATTCAGTTTCAGCAACTGATTCTTCTTTAATTTATGTTACAAGCACACAAAATGATTTTACAATTAATATTAGCGCTGGTGCTAATATTACACTTAGTCATTCATATAATTATCACGCTTTTGAAACTCAAACAAATAATGCATCTGGTTTAACTATAGCAACCGGTGCGGCAGCAACAACATCTAGTAGAACAAATGCAACAGATATTGCTGGTCATTTTTCAATTACTCCAAAATTAAATAATGCAGGAACTGGAGCAACAATAACATATGGTTATACTTATGCAACTGAACCAATTATTGTAATAAGTCCAACAAATGTTTTAGCAGCCATAGATAATATATGTGTTTATACAACATCATATTTAAATAAATTTATTGTAAATACAACTTCTGCTATTTTAGCAGAAGTTCATACTTATGATTATCACATTATTGAGACTCAGTCAAATAATGCTACATTTAATGCAATAACAACTACTACTTACGTCGCAGGTTCACAATCGAGAACTAAATGTACAGATGTGGCAGGTAATGTACAAATAACTCCAACTACAGCAGCAGGAACTGTAACATTTCCATTTGGTTATTTATATGTAACAGCACCTATAGTTGTAATTTCTGCTACCAATTCAGCAGGAGCAGTTAGGATGAATTCAACTTACGTAACTTCAACTACTTCGTCTTTTACATTAAATTTAGGTGTAGGAACAACTGATGTAGCAAATTTCACATATCACGTAATAGAAACTATCATATAAAACAATTAATAGTTTTTTATATTTATAAAAAAGAATAATAATGGCAAAGGATATAGAATTAAAAATAAAAATAGATACCGGTCAAGCATCTCAAAATGTTGGAAAAGTTGTTGATGAAATGACTCGTCTAAAAAAAGAGACTAAAGCTGCCATGTCTGATGCCATAAAAGGNGTTGCTGGTGCTTCTGAAAGAGTTGCTGAATTAAAAGATAAAATGGAAGACCTTAATGAAGCTACAAATTCATTAAAAGGGTCAGGAATTGAAAAATTAAACTCATCTTTAGGATTATTAAAAGAAGGATTTGTAAACGCAGACCCAGGAAAACTTGGAGCTGGATTTAAAGTTTTGGGTTTAGCAATGAAAGCTATTCCAATTTTTCTTTTAATTGAGGGAATTAAATATGTAATTGAAAATTTTGAAAAACTAACTCAATCAGGTGGTTTAATAGGAAAAGTTTTTGGATTTATTAAAGATGTAATTGATACAGTTATTCAAGCTTTTAAGGATTTAACTGATTGGTTAGGAATAACTAATAATGCTATTGAAGATAATGCTGAAAAAACAATAGAAGCGTCTAAAAAAGCAGGTGCAGCAGTAACACAAAGATATGATGATGAAATAAAACTTGCTAATGCAGCCGGAAAAGATGTTACTACACTTGAAATNAAAAAACAAGAAGCTGTTATTGAAACTGCNAGAGTTCAAGTTAATGCATTAAAAGCTGTTTATGAAGCGAATGGAACTTTAACTAAAGCTCAAATGGAGCAATTAGAAACTTTAGTAACAACAATTCATAATGCCGAAGTTGAAATTAAAGCTAAAACCATTGCTAACGAAAAGAAAACATCTGATGAAAAAGTAAAAATAAATAAAGAGTATAATGATGAACATAAAAAAATAGAAGAGGATAAATTAAAAGAAAGTGGTAAAGCTTGGATGGCTGAATTAAAAGCTAAAGAAGAAGCAGAAGATGCTAAAATAGAATTAGAAGAAAAATCCTCTTTAGAAAGTTATAGAATAGAACAAGAAAGAATAAAATTATCCGGAGAAGCTTGGATGGCTAAATTAAAAGCTAAAGAAAAAGCAGAAGATGATAGAATTACAAAAGAAGAATCTGATTCATTAAAATCAGTTCAGGATGCAAAAAATAGGCAAGATTCTATGTTCGAAATTGCTAAAACTTCAAATGACTCTTTAATTGCTTTATCTGATTTATTCTTTTCTGTAAAAATGGCAAATACAAGAAAGGGAAGTGCAGAAGAAGAAAAAGCAGCAAGACAACAATTTAAAATTAATAAAGCATTAGCCATTCAATCTGCTGTAATATCAGGTATTCAAGGTGTTGTTAATGCTTTATCAGCTCAATCAGTTGTTCCTGAGCCATTTGGAACAATTTTAAAAGTTGCAACAGCTGTTTCAGTTGGAATTGCTGCCGCGACAAATGTGGCAAAAATAGCGGCAACTCAATTTACGCTTAATGGTGGAGGAGAAAGTTCAGGAGTTGCTGTACCAGCTTCTCCTTCATCAGCATCGCCAAATGCATCAGGTGCTTTTACTGGAAATGAATTACAAAAAATTGGTTCAACAAATTCATCAAGTACAATAAATAAACCATCAAAAGTTTATGTAATTAGTCAGGATTTAACAAATCAACAAAATTCAGATGCAGTTTTAGAGAGAAGAGCTAATTTTACTCCTTAATTATGGTATAATATATTCAATATATGTATAATTATTTGAAGAATTTGATGTTTTTACTTTTTTTTCATCATAATATAAATCAAAACTTATTGCATTATAATTTAAATTTTCCTTGGTTGAAAAAAATATAGTATCATTACTTTGAACTTTGAAATATTTATTAAATCTAACGGGACCATCAAGAGCTAAATTATTGTATGGAATATAATATATTGCACTAGGAATTGTATCAAAATAATAATTTAGATTTGAAGAATGATAATGAATTGAATTTTTAATATATAATGTTAATTCAGGATTTCCATAATTATGAGTCAAATTCCAATTACAAGGTAATAAATAAATAAAATGTTGAATCTGATTCATTTGTGCAATTTCTGTTTTTTTACAAGAAGTTGATAATACTAATAGTACTACAGTAATTATTTTAAAAAATACTTTTTTCATAATTTAAGTTTTAAGTTTTTTATATTAAACGAAATAATAATTATAATGTTACAAATATACTAAAAAATCACTTTTATATTTATAATTATGAAAGAAAAAGATAAAATTGAAAAATTACGCACAGTTGAATTTGTTATTGATGATGCTGAAGGTTCTATTTTAGGAGATTTATCTCTTATTTCTATTGTACGTGACCCAGCAATTGAAAAATCATTTCATTTATTTTCAAAAGAGAAAGAACATTCATTTGCAAAAATAGATTTTGAAAAACAAATTATTGTCGGTCCGGCTATGACAGCAAATAAAAACATTCTTCGATACAACAAAGAAACAGACACTTATTTTAACTGTTTTTTTTCAGAAGAAACTGTTGTAAAATGCTCAGAATTATTTTTTAAGAATTCAAATCACACAAAAACATCACTTGAACATTCAGAAGTACTTGGCCAAAACCAAATAAAAGATGCTTATGTGACTCAATCTTGGATTGTTCAAGACCCAGCTAAAGATACAGCCATAAGCTACGGCTTTACTCCATCTAAAGGAGATTGGTTTATTGCAATGAAGATAGAAAGTCCAGTTCTTTGGAATATAATAAAGACAGAAGGTTTTTCAGGATTTTCCATTGAAGGAGATTTTGCGGAAAAATTCTCTCATATATTTAAACAAGTAATATCCCCTATAAATATTGAATCTAAAATAAAAGAAATAGTATATAACAAGGATATAAATGATATCCAAAAAGAAATTGAAATTAAAAAATTACTTTAATTGTACAAAAAACACACAATTATATTTATTATTATAAATTAACGCAACGCAACCAATATGAGTTTAATTGATAAAATCAAATTGCTTTTTGAAGCAGAAAAAACACCACAAGAAACAAAATGTGCTGATGTTAAAACTAAAGATGGTTTAATATTAAGAGTAGATGGAGAATTGAAAGAAGGTTCTATTGTTTCTCAATTATCAGAAGATGGTTCAGTTCAAATAGTAGGAGCTGCTGATTATGAATTAGAAGATGGAAGTATAATTTCAACAGACGGAACAGGTGCAATTATAAAAATTGTTGCTCCGGAAGTTCCAGAAGAAGAAATGGCAGAAGAAACTCCAGCGTTAGAAACTCCAGTAACTGAAGCTCCTGAAACTGATAAGATTACGGCAATCGAAACAAAATGTGCAGAACTTGAAGCAGCAATAAATTTACTTTCTGAAGAAATAAAAAAATGTATTGACATGTGTAATGCAGGTGGAATGCAAATGGAATCAGAAATGAAAGAAGTTACTAAAGAAAATAAAAATCTGAAGAAACAAGTAAAAGAATTAAGTGCAGAACCTGCAACTCCTGCTGTAAACTTCAAAAAAGTTGAAGCAAAAGAAGAAGTAAAACAAACAAAAAAATCAACAACTTTTAATAGAATTGTTGAAATTAGAGAATCAAAAAATAACAAATAAAAATATTGGTCACGAAGACCAAACAAACAAATAACAATTTAAAACATAAATTATGTCATTAAACGTATCAGCATTATCAACCTACACAGATCAAATATCTGGAAAATTGGCTAAAGAAATTCTTTTAGCTTCAAACACAATAAAAGGCGATATCGTCGCTATACAATACGGTGCCATCGGCAATGCCGTACAATTAAATTCAATCAAAAGTACAATTTTAGGAACAACTGCTGCTTGTAGTGCTTTTGCAACATCTGGAAGTACTGTTATTGGTGCGACTACAGTTACGCTCTGCCCAGTTAAGTTCGAAGATTCTGTGTGTATTGATACATTAAATAAGTATTACTTATCATTTATGGCTCAATCTAAATTTAATACTGAAGATCTTGGGGCTTTCGAAGATGTTTTTGTTTCTAATAAAGTAGAAGCAACAACTAAAGCAATTGACCAAATGGTTTGGAGAAGTGCAACCGCTGCACCAAATTATGCAGGTTCCGCTGCAACAACTGGAAATTTAGTTCTTTGTAATGGTTTCTTAGAAGCTGGTTATCTTGCTTCTGCATCAACAGTAAACGTAGCTAAAACAGCAATAACTGTTTCTAATGCTTATGTAATCGTAGACGATATTTTAACAAGCGTAGCAGCTAATGCTTCTGTGCTACTAGATGAATTTAATCTTTATCTTTCTCCTGCAGACTTTCAATCATATTTATCTTCGTTAAGAAGCTTAAATTTATACAATTACAATACTCAAGCTGAAGCTACAACAAATATTCTTCACCCAGGAAGTATTGGAATGCATATTGTTAAAACTAACGGTATGGATGGTGTTGCCAGCGGAACAGCTTTGGCAACCAAAAAAGAAAATATCGTTCTTGTAATTTCTGACGAGTCAGATTTAAATATGGACATATGGTTCGAGAAAAATGCAGATGCAATTCACACTCGCACAAAAATTCGTGTAGGTACTGGATTCGTATTTCCAGAACTAGTTGTTGTAATAAGATAACAAAAATTAAAAAAGACAAAACAAAGAATGGCGAGTTGAGAAATTGGCTCGCCATTTTAAATATAAATAAACAATATTAATAATTAAAAAACTATGAGTTGCATATTCACAACAGGTTATTCACTAGGTTGCAAAGATAATTTAGGCGGAGTACAAAAATTTTATATAGGAAATTTTTCTGCTGTTACATCTTTTTCAGTCGGTTCTGATAATATTATTACCGGCGGAACATCTGTTCCAACATTTTATACTTTTGAGCAAAGAAATGAAGTTGGAGAATATAAAGAAGACGGCGCACATAGCGTCGAAAATGGCACAAATTATTGGACTCAAATTGCTTCCCTTACACTTTATAAAAATCAAGCGAGTGTCAGAGATTTGCTTTTAGTTCTATCACAATCAAGATTACAAGTTCTTGTTCTTGATCAAAATGGAAAATACTTTATGATGGCTGAACAAAATGGAGCTGATTTAACTGCAAGTTCTATTGGATTAGGAAAAGCGTATGGCGATTTAAATGGCTCCACTTTTTCTATTACTGCCAAAGAACCATCTCCTGCTAGGGAGGTATCAAGTACTTACGTTGCAACTCTTTCAATCGTTTAAATCTTAATTGATTAAAATTTAAGCCAGCTGTTTAAAATCGTCTGGCTTTTTTTATTAATGTACATTGGAGTTCTTTTTATATTTATTAATATATTCTTGAATTAAATCGATTTATTATGATTTATTTAAACAAATCTGCTACAACAAATGTAATTTTAACTCTTTCCGAGCTAACAACTTTAACAGGTAGTACTTATTATCTTTTTAATTTTATTTCAGATGATAATCAATCATCAATGTTTTTCACTGCTCCTGATATAAGTTCAAATACTGAACGATATAATGAATTTTCAATAACAGAAGGACCGGCTGTTACTCAAAATTTAACAGCTGGAACAATACATTTAGAAATACCTGGCTATTATCAATATAAAATTTATCAAATGACTGGTCAAACAAATATTGATTTATCAGGAGTAACATTAAGTAATGCAAATTCTGATGGTTATATTGAATCTGGTAAAGTTTTATTATCCGGAAGTTCTCTTTATAATATAACAACACAATATACTGGTGCAACAAGTTTATATATTTATAATTAATTATGGCAAAAAGTACAAAAGAAAATACAGAAAAACAAAAGGATGATAACTTCTTATTTTATTCCTATGAACGCGGAGTTTCAAAAACTCCTGAGTTTAAAGA